GTTACTACAGCGTAGATGTCTTGGTCTAATGCGTCATAGATAGTATCGTTGGTGCGTTCTCCCCGGCTGGCTTTTTCTCTAATCACAATCTCTCTGTCACTATGTTGCTTTAACGTAGCAATAGTTGTGTCGACCCATTCATCCTTGGTGGTTCCGTAATACTCAAACGGCTTTCCAGTACTCATGATTAACAATATTTTGCTGCCAGGCTTTTTCCACCCATTGTAGTTCAAATTAGGATTGAAAGCACATAACTCACGCCAACGATCATCGGGTACATCCATGATACGACTTTGTTGCATGGCGTTCTTTTCTATGCGATGGTATACTTTTCTACCTGTCATGTTGTTGTCACACCGATAGTTGCCCAGGTAGCCAGTTTCTACAAAGTAAAAGTCTCTGTTTTCTGCTATTGCTTGTTTGGCATACTCACCTGTGGTGATGCCACGAATAAGAATAGGATCAATTATGGGAGTTTTTAATCGCTTGAAGTCATGTCCGGTTATGAACTTGGCTTCAGGATATGCTGCCATTATCAATGCAGGATAGTCATTGAACTTGATCAGTCTAAACAAGCGTTCTTCTTTTTCTCGGATAATCACGTCAAGAGTTTTGTCCAGGCGTTTGTCATCTTTGTTGGTGCTGTTTTTAAATTGTGTTTGCAACTGCTCTAGTTCATAGTGCAATGCCAGTGCATCTTTGACACTGTGCTTTAGTGCTGCTACCAAGTCGTTGGGATACAAACTGGTGTATTCTTCCATTGGACTGCGCCCAACCACTGCAAGTGGTAGTATCATTAGATGTCCCTTTGTTGGCAGTATTCAGTTAGAATACGCTCGCGATGCCACTCGTTGCCTTGTGGGGTATCGGCAAACTCATGAAAGCATGGAGTGCCCAAGGTATAATGCAAGAGCTTGGCGTCGGGGTTTGGCCCGTATTCATCGGGCAACCAATTCCATTCTTTGGGGAGTTCACCAATACGCTCATCTTCTATCCACGAGAAGCGGTGGAGCTCACTACCAGTGGAGCGTTGGACGAACTCGGGAGTAAGTCGCCGGTTAGGAAAGCTATTACAATTCCACAGTATAACACTACTCCAATTTTTTCGAGGATAGTCTTCATTCTTTGCTCCTAGGTACTTTATAGGCATACGAGTTTTGTAGTCATGTTTAACCACTTGAACATCCAGGCCAGGATTGCGTAGAGCCCAGAGTTCCGCAATGTCGCCACGCACAATCATGTCACCATCAATGAAAATAGCATGTCCTGTGTAGTCCATTAGATGTGGCACAAGAAAGCGTGTGTAGATAAAATGATTACTGCCGTCGGTGTGTGTTTCTGCGTAGTCGCCAAATAGATTCAGTGCCACAGGAACTATAGCTACGGGTCTAGAACTATTGCGTATGATACTGTTTACACAGGTATGATAGGCCACCGCTTCCCTGGGATCGTATCCTACAAATATTGGAATTGGTTTCATAGTCGCTCAATATCTTCTTCAATGCAGTCGCTGCCGTACTGAATTTCAATAAGTTTTAGTGGCTTATCAGTTTCGTTGCACAACTGATGCCACTCACGACATTCAATAAAGGTGTACTCATGCACATCTAACTGGCATTTGATGTCTTGATCGGTGCTGGATTCGTCCAAGGTATACACTGTGGCAGTGCCCTCAGCCACAAACCAAAACTCTTGTCGTTGATCATGTCGTTGCATGCTCAAACAGGTCTTGGGTGTTACAGTAAGCTCTTTGAGTTTGGTATTGGTTCCTACTTCATGTAACACACGGTAATAGCCCCAGGCACGGGTGGTCTTAGGTGCTTTCCATTCTTGCAAGATCCAGCTACTGCTATTCTTTTTATCTTCGCCGCCCACGCCAAACGCAAACTCCACACTGTCAACTTTCATTTCGGGAATGTTATCTTGTGTACGATCACCGCCGTTGGCAAAGACGATTTCATGATCGGGATGCAGTAGCTTTACTGCTTCAATTGCAGCACAACTTGATCCGTCGGCGTCATCAAATTCAATCACTCGATCAACCACGTGCAAGGCTGCAACGATTGCAGCTCGTTCGGTCCAGGGCATGAATGCTGAACCTTTTTTTCGACGCAACCAAGCATCGCTGTTGAGTCCAACATACAGCTTATTACCTAGTTCCCGAGCGGCCGTAAAGTATGCAATATGCCCGCTGTGAATTGGGTCAAATCCCCCAGTTACTAATACAATTTTCATACTGGTATTTACAGTGTCGCAGTGCTAGACTGAAATATCTTCCATGCCAGCAGTACGCAGTCGAACAATATGTCCCATTTGCCATTGCTTGGTTTCCAGTCCCTTCATGATACCCAACCAACGATTGCGTAACAATGCTACTTCGTTGATTATAGTTTCGTAGTCGATCACTTCGTCTTCACCATCCACATACTTTTCAGCATCTCTGCTGGTTAGTGCTCTGGCATAGTTTTCGAGATACTTCTGAAAATGCTTTCTGCGTATTTTACGAATCTGGATATTGAGGTAGTTTAACACTGCCTCAATTTCTTGCAACTGATAAAATCGTTGTTCTGTTGTGCCCGGAAGTTCCTTGAGATTGCGTTCTACTAGTCCGCCAATGATACAATCTTTTTTGGCAGATAGCATTTCGTTTTCGTAGTAGGAAATAAAATCTGGGATCTTACTCAAGTCAGCGGTTATACGATTATACCACATGATTATCCTTATTCAACTCATTATGCTGATCCAGCCAAGGAAATATTTGGCGCCAGTTTAAGTTTCGTCTACGATCAATTTCATCAAGATATGCAGTAAGATCATGCAATTTTTCTAAATCAGTAGTAGAAATTGAAATATATTTTACTATGCCTTCCATGTAATGTTTTTGATTTTTATCCCATTCAGTTATGTCGGGCATCTCTTCAAGGATGTTTTTAAAATCATTTTTAAAAAATTTACCATCAAAAATATTTGGATGCAACCACGGTCTCCCGTCTACTAGCCCAAATGAATGAAATATTTTTCTTTCCGTTAGGAAAGATTTAATGTATCTAATCATTTCTGGCATAGTTTTAATCGTAAGAGAAGTTATTGTACTATTAACGTTCAATGTAATCCAACGATGTTTTACTAAAAATTCAAAGTTTTCTTTAAATTTAATTAGGTCCAATCCGTACCTAACATATTCTTGTTCGTCTCCAAAACAGTCAAGACTCACTGTAATGTCCAATCTAGCAATTTTTCTCTTAGACACAATATGTTTCATCTTGAGAACAAATTCTTCTAGTTTTTTTCTAGAAACTTTTAAATTAGTTACAATAGTTAGTTCTAGGTCTGGATTGTTGTTGTTTTCAATAAATGTAATCAGGCGTGGGAAACTTTGTTGAAAGAAGGGTTCTCCGCCTAGAACATTTAGTTTTCTTAGCTGGTGATAATTTTTTTCAAGATAAGTAAAAAACTTTTCTGTTAACAACTCAAAGTCCGGGTGTTTTGAGACGATCTGATTATTAGGAGTAACATTCTTAACTTTGATATAACCAAATTTTAAATTTTCATTTTGTATTTGAGAACTGTTTGATTCGTCGCAATATATGCAACCCATGTTACAAACATTATCTAAAAAAACTTCTAAAATTCGTGGTGTGACCACTACTGCTAGCGGATCATCATCTAGTTCAGTTGGATACAAATTGGGTATTTTTAGATGTGTTAGTCGATCACTTATCCCGCCATTTTTTTCAATATTTTCGCAATACTGACAGCCTGCTTGAGGAAATTTTCCCTCAAGCATTAACTTTCGTTGGTCAACCCATTTTTTATCATTGTGAAAATTTTCAAAAGTTGATACATCTAGATTCAGGCCATGTACTCTGTGACACGATGCCGAAGTTCCTTCATAGAGACGAATAGTATTCCATGTCCACTTGAGTTGGCAAGCAACTCCTTGTTTGATAGGAAAATACTTTGAACTGTCAGTTTTCCCAATTATCATCTTCGGACTCGTCGATGTCATCTTCTTCAATTTCCTCGTCATCTTCATAACTTTTGTCGTTGTCAAGATACGCTGTAAGAGCACGTTTGATGTCGCTGTCGCCTTTGAAGGCGTCTTTGATATTGTCTACCGTGCAGTCATTGTCAATAAGAATATTTAGAACTGTTTCAGCAGCTTCAGTGCGGTCCACAGTGTTAACATAGCGTTTGAGCTCACCCCAAATTTCGCTGGCGACTGATTCTATCATTAAGTTTCCTCCTGGTCAGTGTCAGGGGTACTTACCTCACTCTTTTGATTGGCAAAGTCTTTCATGACAACATCCAAGCAACCATCAGTATTTGCTTCCCATGCTTTGCGGAACTTCTTGAGAATTTCGCCATCACTGGTGGTAAACACCAAGCTGTTGCCTTCACGTTTGAGCAGGCCTTTTTTCTCAATCAAGTCAGTAAGACCCGAATATGGACTCATGCCTGTTGTGTAAGGAATCTTGACTTGCACACTTTCAAACGGTTTTGCATAGCGTGTTTTCATGATCTTGCATGCAGCACGAATACCGTTGACTTCGGTAACTTTGTTGCCGTCTGCATCTTCTTTGAGCTTGAGTTTCTTCATTGCAACCACAATGCTTGATGCATAGATAAATCCCTGACCGCCGGAGATCTTGTCATCGGGGTCAAACATGTCTTGACTTGCGTATGTGTGGTTGGTACATACCATACCCACGTTGTAAGATCCAAACATGTTTACACAGTTGCGAACTAGCGATGTAAGTGCTTTAGGTTTGCGGCCCATGTCGCCTTTCATCTCGCCTGCTTCAAACTGGTTAACGTCTGTGGGAGTCAACAACATGCCCAGGCTGTCAATAACAAACATCACTCTAGGACGTTCGCCATCAGCTAGTGCTTTGTAGTCGATCATGAATGTGCTGATAGTTTTGGCAACGTCATCAATCATGGCCATGCTGAGTTTGAGCAGTTTGCTTTCGCTAGTGTCTACACCCAGTGCTTGTAACCATGCTTCGTCAAGAGCATTTTCACTATCAACCAGCACCACAAAGATACCTTGTTCTTGTGCGTTCTTGATAATGTTGCCGGAACAGATGTAGCTCTTGCCGGCGCCCGAATCGCCGGCAAACACTGTGACCTTGCCCAGCGGAATGCCACGGGCAAAGTCTCCTGAGATCAAGTAGTTAAGTGCATAATTGCCTGTGCTGACCCAGTCTGTGGGATCGTTGAATCCAATGCTGAGACCGTCGATGCTCTTGGTAATTTCCTTGCGGAACTTGCTTATGTCAAATGGTTTTCCCATGCTGCTTCCTTAATAATGTGTTTAAGTATAAATGATTTGTGTCTGCGTTGCAACCGACACTATCCCAATTTAAATTACTTGGGTGCTGATTTTCATCAACACACCACTTAGCAATTGCCAATGCCTGTTCCCATGGCTCTAGATTGTGTGCCGATGAAGAAGTTATTGCTATTTTGATTTGATCTAGCCAATCAAAGTATTCCTGATTAACCAGACGCATCCTGTTGTAAAACTGCTGACTACGATTGTGATCCCAGGACCAATTCATTACAGACGTGCAAACATCTATTAAACTTGTTAAATTTCCCTGAATATAATTGCCTAGGGGAATTACCTTAGAATGAGGTGTAGTTTTAGCAAGCGTGGAAAACATATCGTAATATGTAGTCGCTAACCATTCAACCAACTGCTGCTCAGTCCGAGGAACAGATATAACTGGCATACAAAATGCTTGATTGATCTCTTGTTGTATTTCGGCAGGAAGATCTACAATATCACTGATGTTGTTACACTCAGGCCAGGTTGGATCTTTGAAAGCAATGTAAAACTGATGCCATAGCTGTTGTTGTTCTTTTTCAACGTCTACATAGAATGAAAAAAACGTAGGTATGTTGTCTAACGTCGGTGTAGTTTTATACCATTTTGAATACGACAATTTGATTCGTAGTATTTCCCACCAATCTTGACAAACTACTTGTGCTACGCAGGTTAAAGAACTGTCAGGAAATTCAATCAAATGATGTGCGATCAAGTTGGTTTTGTTAATTTTTTGAATAGCATGTGCATCACCTTTGCTGCTAAAAAAATTTTCTAAATCTAACTCAATTTGTCCACATGAAAAAAGAGCATGAGCTAATATTGTATTGCCCATGCTCCCTTGCCTGTAATCAATACAGTATGTTTTCAATTACTTGGCTTGACGAGCACGAATCATCGCAAGGATGTCTTCGGCCTTTTGGTTGCCAACTGCTGGCTTGGTGACCAAGGATGCTGCTGCTGCTTCTGCGTCATCTTCCCAGGCAGGGCTAGATGCTGCGGGCTTTGCTGCTGCAGGTGCAGTACGAGCAGCAGGTGCTGCTTCTGCATCATCGGCTGAGCCAGCTGCGCCTGCGGGTGCATTAACACCTGCTGGACGGAAATACTGACCCCAGCGTTCAGTATCATAAGGCTGTCCATCCACACTAGCTTCGAACATTTCCTTCATGACACGCAGTTCAACTTCGCCAGGCCGCTTGGGCAAGAATGTGCTCAAGTCAAACAAGCCATGTGCATCAATTGCTGCTTGCTCAGTTTCGGTCAGCGCCGATTCCTTACGAGCCCACTTGCTGGTGTTGTAATCTGCATAGCCACCCTTTTGAGTTTTTGCAATGCGGAAGTCCAGACCACGCAGGTAGTCAGTTGGCAATTCTTCCAGTTCTGGATCCATCAGTGCGCCCTTGATCAGGGTAAACAACTGTGGGCCAATAATGAACTTACGGATTGGATTGTCCGGAGTCTTGTCATCACCAATGGGGTTTTCACGCACAAAACCCTGCATGATGTAGCTGCGTTTTTTCCAGTACTTGCGACCCATGTCTTCCAGGCTCTTGTCCTTGAACCAAGTGCGTACTTCTGCAAGGATTGGACAAGCGTCCCCCCACATTTCCACGCAAGGAACTTGTACCATTACTTGTTTAGAATCCATTTCTCCTTTGACGCCGTTGAATGGTAGTCGAATCATGGCACGTTCGGCCCAGAAAAATGTGTTTTTGTTGTTG